AAAGGAATTGATAATGTCCAAAACGCCTTAGTGGACGACACTACTAACCTTAGAACCGCTATTAAGGACTTTGAGGACTTTACTGGATATAAACTGAACCCAGAAGAAAACCCTGCTGATATAGCCTTATCTATCAAAAGCACTATACCGGCTCGTACCCAGATGCTCTTAGGACTTTCGAAGCTGGACAGTAAATATGTAATGGGTGCTTTAGAGGAAGTTTATAATATTCCTTTAAATAAAGTTACCTTTGCTGATGTCTACGCACCTCTGGAAGCCTTGGCTAAATCTGGAAAAAACAAAGGGTATCTAAGCAAACATGGCTTCAAAGATTGGCATGATGCTTTTACTAGCTATATGTCAGCTCTCCATACTCTTGAAGTTATCAACTTGAAAAACGCTGAGAAAGTTGCAGCACTCACAGAAAAGCTCACAGACTTTCAGAAGAAGTTGGGAACCATCGACCCGGTTCTGGATGGTAAGGGTGCTCGTCGACTTGAAAAGGCTATCCTCCAGACAGAGAAAGCCATTGCTGCTATTGAAGAAGGACGAGCAGATTATGTTACCCCTATCAAAAAAGCAGACGCAGCAGCAACCATTAAGAACGCCCCCGGTGCTCTGAAGGTAGCCGCAAAGCAGCTCCAACTTTTCAATGAGAACATCCTTGACCTTGCTGTCGAGTTTGGTTTCCTGAAAAAAGAAACGGCTGCTGCTTTCAAAGAGAAGTATCCGCACTATGTCCCGCTGTTCCGTGATTTTTCCTTAGAGAACGCTATGGATACCTCTTTCGGGAAACACCAGAACTTTGTTGATATCGACAAATTCTTCAAGGCGCTCAGCAAAGAAGGTAGCGAGCGATCATTGAAAGACCCTATTGTCAGCATGCAGCAGTCAGTTATGCGCCTAATCAATAATGGTGAACGAAATAGAGTCGGTCAGGCTCTCGCTCCTCTCGCCAAGAAAGATAAAAGTGCTTCTTTACTTATGGAGGTTAAAGGTAGTAGTTCTGCCGGTGCCAAAGGTATTTTTACTATTTGGGAAGCTGGTGAACAAAAGGCGTACCAAGCAATCGCTCCGGGTGTCTATGAGGCTGTTAAGGAAATGGATAGGGGTACTGCGGCTGCTATGAGTAATATTTTAGACAAAATAGCAACTACAGAAGCTAAAATGCTTCGTATTGGTGCAACCTCTACCCCCGCCTTTACTCTCTGGAACTTCCTGAAAGATAGCGTATTTGCTTCTTTAGCCTCTGAAACTGGCTTAAAGCCTTTCTTGGGCACTTTTGAGGGTTTCTTCAGGCGTGCTGATAAAGAGCTTATGGCTCGTTTTGAAGCTCAAGGTGTTCCCTTCTCTACCTATATTGGTAACAGTAGGGACATCACAAAGAGACTCCGAGGAGTTGCAGGGGATACCCCTTGGTACAAAGATAACCTTGCCTATAAAGTGGGGGACAAAACTATAAGCACTATGCTTGATTTTAACCAAATGGTTGAGGAATCCCCTCGTCTTGCTGAATTTTATCGAGCCTTAAAACGTGGCTATTCCCTTGAAAAGGCAGGTGCTATGGCTCGTGACCTCACATTAAACTTTGCAAGAGCGGGTACTAAAGGAAGACAAATAAATCGTTATTCTGCTTTCTTTAACGCCACTATTCAAGGCTTTGATAAGTTTTGTCGGCTGATGTACGAAAGACCAAAAGAAACTATTACTTTTGGTGTTGCTTATATTACACTTCCTACTATTGCTCTTTGGCTCCAGAACCATGACAAAGACTGGTATCGTGATATGCCTTTCGATGACAAAATGAAACATTGGTGCTTTGAGGTTGATGGTGTAATCTTTAAGATTCCTAAACCAGAACTACCCGGATACCTCTTTGGTTCTGCTGTTGAACGTGTTCTGGATATGGTTTTCGACCAAGACCCTCAAGCCTTGGAACGTAGTAATTTTACTGGTTTCTTAATAGGGAACACTGTGCCTAACGCCCTTCCTACTGCGGCTATCCCCATCATTGAGTGGATGACCAATTACAACCTTTATCGTGGCAAGCCTATTGTTAGCAGCCGAGACATGAAAAAGGAAACCGCTGACCAATATAACATCTATACCTCTGAGGTAGCTAAAAGTATTGGTAAGGCTGCTGACCTGAGTCCTGCTAAAATCGACAACTCAATTAAAGCTGTCACAGGCTCTATGGGTATATTTTTCCTCAGTGCTTATGATGCGTTCGCTAAAGAAAACGCCACACCCGATAAGAAACTTACTGACCTCACTCGGTTTACCTTTACAGAAGGTAGTCGAACCCGCAGTGCAGAGGTGTTCTATGATGGTCTGGATGCTCTTGAAAAACAGTACAACAGCGGCTCTAAGAAAAATAAGACAAGAAACTACAAAGGTATGCTGAGTGCTAAGAAACAAATTGATGCTCACCGTAAGACCTACAATGGTATCTTGAACGATGAGAAGCTGGATGGTGCTACAAAACGCACTAAGCTGGATGAAATCAACAAGAAAATTAATGCTATTCAACGTAAGGCTAACCAAAGGTACCTTAACTATAAATACATTCAAAACCCCCAGAAATAAAGATGGGCTACCTCCGGGTAGTCCTTTAGTATTCCTAAGAAAAAAAAAAATAAGACACGGCAATAGTCGTTAAATACCACCGTGTCCTGTAGTCATTCTTACAAACGTGTTGTGATTACATAACTAATAACATTCACGGCAATGGGTAAGACTACTCTACTCATCGCAAAGGAAATAGCTTCCTTCAATCCTCAGCATCCTTCTTTCTTTGGTTTATTTCCACGACTATTAAAGTAATAGTGGATGCTATTTCTTATTATATCACAACACCTTATTAACAGAAAGGAAATGATACACCATATTAAAAACATCTATTACCTACGAAGGTACAGGTATTCAGGCTGTCTTTGACATACCTTTTGATTACCTTAAAGGCTCCTTTGTAATAGCCACTGTAGACGACACAACCATTGATTATGTGGTCGCTAATCGTCAAGTCACGTTCTCTCCGGTACCTGCCTCTGGGACTCTTATAGTTATCAAAAGGCAAACCTCAACGGAACGCTTGGTATCTTGGCAGGATGCCAGTGTCCTTAAGGCTTCTGATATGACCCTAGCACAAGTACAGCAGTTACATATTTTAGAGGAACAGCAAGACTGGATAAAAACTAACAGTATGGTAACTGATGACGAGAACCGCTGGAACGCACTGAATCACCGTATTATCAACGTAAGCGACCCTATAAACGACCAAGATGCAGTTACTAAAAACTACGTCGAAAACCTCGGCAACTCCTTTAAGACCCTTTTGGATACCACGACTACTCAAGATATCCAGAGGCTTGAAAGCAAGACCCAAGAAGGACTCGCAGCTCTCGACCTTCAAACCACACTGGACTTAGAGACGCTCAAAGCTCTCTCCGAGGAAATGAAAGAGATTGCAAAGGATGTCAATGTATTTATACCAAGTGTAACTGAAAATATTATTTCTTGGACAAATAAAGCTGGACTTCCTAATCCTGACCCAGTGAACATTAAAGGTGAACAAGGGAGTCCCGGAAAAGACGGAACAGCAGCCACAATTACTATCGGAACCGTAACAACAGGAGAGCCGGGCAGTAATGCAAGTGTAACCAATGTTGGAACAGATACAGCGGCCATACTTGATATATCAATCCCCAGAGGTGATAAAGGCGTTGACGGTACAGGTTTAGCTGGTATAGCGACAACAGAGGAAGCTATTGCCGGTGAATCTGATACTAAAGCAATGACACCTTTAAAGACGAAAGAAGCTGTTGCAGCACAGGTTCCAGAAATAATGCAAGAAACATTACAAAACAAAGCAGACCTTGTAGATGGAAAAGTACCAACAAATCAACTGCCTGAAATGGATTATGTACCTAATAGCGAAGTCGGCAATGCTGCAAATAAAATACCTAAATATAATGCATCTGGACATTTAGTATTACCAAATGGTGCTGAATTTTGGATAGGGTGATATTATGGCTGAACTTATAAAGAAATTATATTTTAAAAAAGATGGCGTGGAACAAACTGCTAAAGCCTACTCAACTATTGCCGAAGTTGGGGAACATTGGGTAAATGTTAAGATAGACAGCGTTCCCGCTTATGTGGCGATTGGAGACACATCAGACAGCAGGGCTACAAGTGGTATGGTTAAGGGCAGCGGTGGGGACACATACGCGATATTAAGCAGCGAAAAATTGCCTTACAACAAAGTTGAGTACAGAACGCCTGGAACGTATACCTTCACTTCCCCTGCAACGACGCTAAGAGTTACTACTGCAGGTGGTGGCGGCGGTGGCGGTGCGGGTAAGAGAGAGAGTAGCGATAGCAGGGATGAGTATTATACAGGTGGTAATGGTGGTCGAGGTGGGTTAGTTACTAAAACCGTCTCTGTCACAGAGGGGCAAACGGTTAGCGTAATCGTAGGTGCCGGTGGAGCTGGTGGGATTAAAGGGACAGGAACGTATGGCGTTGGAACCAGTGGCACCGCTGGTGGCACTTCGTCAATTTCAGGTGTTTCGGCAGTAGGCGGAGGCGGTGGGAACAGAGCTACTACTGCATGGGATGGCTATGCGGGGACTTCCTACGGTAATGGCGGCACAGGTGGTATGGGTGGTCGAGGCAACAATGGTGGCTCCGCAGGTTCTCCCGGCTGGGTAATAATAGAATACGGAGGTGATATTTAATGGCAAAAAATAGGTTCGCACAGCCTTTATATGGCAAAATAATTTATATCTTTGAGACTGACTTGGAGAAAGCAGATTTAGCAACAATATTTGACCCAAAGACATATTGGATTGATGTTACTAATATTGATTGTGAAGTTGGTTATATCCAAGAATATAAAGAAGGTGTAGGTATCGTATGGGTGAAACCTCCTGATACTGAACCAACTTTAGAGTCCGAAAAGGTTCATAAAGAAGCACAAATGAAAGCGGAAAGAGACCTAAGAGAAGTAGCTGTTATTGAGTATAAAGATAAACTTTTTGATTACGATGATAAAGCACGTGAACGTATGCGTATCGCAAAGGAAGACCTTGAAAATACAGGGGTTTCTTCTAGGCTTTGGACTTGTGCTGATGAAAGTATTACAGAAGTTACCGTTGCTGATTTTGAAGCGATCAATAGTTTAGCGGCAACACGCTCAGAGGAAATACATTTTCAATATAGGAAACTAAAAGTAAAAATAAAGGCTTGTACTGATATTTCGTCGGTACAAGCTATTTCTTTTGACACAGATTGTTCAGATGTGGATTTAGGGCTGGTGATGGATAATGACGACATCTAAAGGAGTGATAAATGAATAACGACAATCTTCACGATGAAGTATTAAAAATAGCACCTCCGGTCGGAGTATCTACACTCTCCGTACTTGGGGTGCCTTTATCTGATATGGTCTATATAGCGACCATTTTATACATCTTAGTACAGATCATATGTACCATCTATAAAACAATTAAAACAACAAAAAAGGAGTGATTACTTGAAACTATCCGAACACTTTGACTCGTCTGAATTTGCTTGTAAATGCGGATGTGGTGGGATGAATAATGGCGCAGGTGTAAATCCTCGCTTGGTTCAAGTCTTGGAAGCCATGCGCCAGATGTGTGACTGTCCTCTGGAACTCTCCTGTGCTTATCGCTGTCCTACCCATAATGCAGAAGTAGGTGGTGTCTGGAACTCTCAGCACGTCTACGGTGAAGCTGCTGATGTCCAAACGCCTCCCGGCTATACTCCTTCGGAACTCTATGCAATCGCAGAGAGAGCTGGCGCAGATGGCATTGGTATTTACGAGTGGGGAGTCCATGTGGATGTCAGGGGGTATGCTGCCAGATGGTAAAATACGACTCTAAAAAACTCGACCAATTAGCAGAGCTGGAATTAGAGGCTCTATTGGCTGGTCTTGAAGATGAAGAAATGAAACGCAGCCCTGCGTTCCTTGAGAAAGTCCGTAAGTTCCTAAAGGATAACCGACTGGAAACGACCCCAGACAACCCAAAGCTCCCTCAGCTCCAAAAGATTACTGAGGAGCTTCCTATATTTGAGAATGAGGTGACTGTAAATTAATTGGACACCTGAACAAATAGCCCGTGCAAAGGAGGACTTTCGAGTCTTCCTTTTCATTGTCTGGAAAATGATAGGGTTACCTGACCCTACTCCTATTCAATACGATATGGCGTTCACCATGCAGAACCCTTCC